TCGTCGTCTTTCTCTATTTTAAAACCAAATAATTTAGCCATTAACTCACTACTACTGGGCTGTCCCAGTTATTTATATCATATATTATAACACAAAACCTAGATATTAACCAGCATTTGCGATGCCTTCGCCTTCTGTTCCAAGAATAGTCTCGCCATCTTTATTAAAGGCATCCCACCATTGAACTTGTAAATCTACTGTGAATTCTTCGATTGTATCAGGTTGATCGTATGAAAGTTCAATTGCACTAACGTTTGTCGGGAATACTCCGTGGAACTTATATGCCTTAAGAACTGGTATTGTACCACCAGTTGCACCAAAATCCGCAGAACTATCACTAGCACTTCTACCTAACTGATAGACATATGCATCTCTCTGATAATCGGTAGGAGTTGTAACTCCAGTTGCGTCTTGGTGCTTATTCATTCCATTCATCCAAATCTCAAAAGCATTTCTGAGTTTGAAGTCTGTGTCGTTGATGATTGTGATTGTCCAAACATCGAATGTTCTGTCACCAGCAATCTTTAAATTTCGTCCTCTAAATGGAACGTCAATTGGTGTGATGTTAGAAGCAGGGAGGTTAGCAGCCTTTACCATGAATCTTGCCATCTCCTGAGTGTCATCATCGATTGCAGATGTTAGAAAAGAAGGCCATTGAAGTTCTACTTCAAATAGATTAGGTCTTGCTCCACCACCAACCAGCTTAGACTTAAAGGCGTCTATAGTCCTTTGATCCTTTGCTGGTTTATTTTTAGTTGGCATTAGAATGTCCTCTTATCGTTGGTTATTTAGTAAAATTTAAGCAGTACCGATAACTTCATCGAAGCTGATACCTGTTCTAGTTGCAACGAATGTTAATCCGATGAAGTTAATAGAACGTGCGGGCTTCACGAAGATATCCGCCTTAAAGGTATTCGCATCAATAACATCAGGTGTGTTATTTGTTTCATCGCAGATAACTACGAAGTCAGAGATACCTCTCTTGGCCTTGACATCACGAAGGAATGGTTCAACAATATTCAAGAAGTTTGTTCTTGTAAGGTCGTCATTGAACTCAAAGAGTTGTGATCTTGCAGCTCTCTCAATAGTTCCTTCGATTGATAAGAACAATCTACGAACATTGATTCTGTCAAATGCAGACGCTTCTTTCTGTGCAGTTTTGTCTCCGAACAGAACGATACCAGAGCCAGGTGAGAATATAACTGGGTTAATTCTCTTAGGATAAAGTATATCCCTTTGTGCCTGTGATGGGTTGTATGCAAGTTTGATCGCATCATTTATAGAACCTCTGGTTGCACCAGCTGGTGAGAACCAAGGGAATGAGTTGATTGATGTTCTTGCCATCAATCCAGCGATATCACCATTTAGAGGAATGTATCTAAATGTATTATTGAATCTATCAAATGTATACTTATAACCTGAGTCAAATACACCATAAGATGTTGAAGTTAAACTATCGTAGAATGATACGATGTTTGCTGTTTGTTTATCAGTGTCAGTTACACCAACAACTCCTGTTCTGTAAGGTGAGATACATGCTATGCAGTCCTTACGAACTGTCGCAATGCTAAGCAATTTGTTTGCCTTAGCCTGTGCTTCATAGATTGAAGATCCACCAGAAGGGCCTTGTATTAGATAGTTAACTGAGTACTCAGCAGGGTTATCAAGAACTTGGTAAGAACTTATGATATCACCAAGATTACATTCATACTGTTCAACTCCACCGTAATCGTTTCCGTTTGCAAGTGAGAAGATACTTGCACCAGAACCATTGAAGGAAACTCCTTGTGCTTTAGATCCCCAGATTCCACTATCATCGATAGTATATCCACTCATCA